AAACCGCAAGAAAAACGCCAAAAACCGCATTTGTTTACACAGTCTCTATTATTTTACATTAATTATTTAATAGAAATAGTAATTTTGCAATCAGAAAATCATTTTAAGTATAACGTATTAAAACAGAATTACTATGACAATAAAAGAAAAAGTGCTTGCTTCTGCCAAAACGTCATTTGCTAAGTACGGTTTGAAGAAGGATGAACTTTCAAAGCTGGTTGACCAGATTGTAGCAAGTCGTGGTCTTACAGATGAGTCAAAGGACGAGGATGTTACAGGTGCTATCACGGCTTTTGAGCCAGTTGTAGGTATCATGCAATCAATGTACAATCGTGCAACTTCCGAAACAACAAAGAAGTTTGAAGGTTGGATTGACCCTAACGACCCGAAGAATAAGCCAACAGACCCTCCTACGCCTCCAGTGCCTCCAACAGGCGGTCTTACGCAAGAGCAAGTTCAGCAGATGATTGCCGCTGCTACAGCAAGCAATCAGAAAGCTATACAGGATGCGGTTGCCGCCGCCGTCGCTCCATTTAAGGAGAAGGAAGAACGAGCACGTTTGACCGACCTCTTTAACAAGAGCGAAAAGGTGAAGGACGTTCCGCAGCAATTCCGTTCACGTTATCAGCTCGACAAAGAAGATAACCTCGATACATTGGCACAGCAGTGCGCTGATGATTGGACTGCATTGAAGCAGACATTGGTTTCAGACGGTCATTTCGTTGTCGCTCCTAAGACTACGACCAAGGAGGATGAGCTGAATGATTTCACAAAGGCTATGGAAGGCTATGCGCAGCGACACGCTCCGCAGCCTGATAAGTAGCTAAGAAATTATGTGTAACATTTAAATTTTGAAAGATTATGTCTAACGCAGGTTATTTTTTGCACAAGACAAAGCCAGAGTCTATCAAAGAGGCTGTTTGGCTCGAAGAGCAGTGCCTTCGCAGACAGGGTGGTTACGACCTCGACCGCACCAATCTGCCATCTACATTGAAGTGGTTGGCTAAGGGTACGGTATTCAAGTTGTCTGCTACTGGTGGCAAGGCTGTGGCTGTAAAGACGGCGAAGGTTACAGAGGTTGCTTCAAAGGCTGCAACAACATTGAAAATCGCCAGTGGTTCTTTGTTTAAGGTTGGTGACACTGTTGCTGGTCTTACAATTACAAAGATTGAGAGTGATGCTTCTACAGGCATTGATACATTGACTGGAACTGGAGGTGTGACAGAAGGTGCAGCAAAGGGTGATGTATTATCCGACTACGATAAGTCAAAGGACACTCTCCTTGGCTTCTCTTACGACACCCTCGACCTCAGAGACCCAGATTCATCCATCCCAGTGACCCCAACCTTGCAAGTAATGGAGGTTGAGGAAGATTCTCTTCCTTACCCTATTAACAAGGACATCAAGGATGGCTTGAACGCCAACGGCATTGCTCTTTTCAAGATTCAGTAACCTTTTAAAGTGGAGAATATAGACTATGAATAGTATTTTGAAGCAGTTGCAAGACCCTAAGGCTTTGCAAACCTACATTGACGAATACATGAAGACTTCCACTTATAAGGCAGAGTGGAAGAACGAGATGAAGCCTGTTGAGTACAGTGCTGCAAAGGTATATCAAGCTAACATCGCCAAGTACGCTGCCGCTATGGTCGGTTCTGTTGTGGCTAAGAACGCCGAGCGTCCATTGCACACGATGCCTGATTGGGGTCAGATTACTGGCTCTATCGGTCGTATCGCTGATGAGTGGGAGCTTGACAACGACTACTTGGAGCAGTTGCACTACCTCGAAGGCAAGTACAAGGATTTGTCTGGCGGCAATTATAATCAGTCCGTCCTCAATGACGCATACGATAAGCTTATCACTTATTCGTTCCGTCCATTCGAGCGTGCTGTGATTGCGCCACACAAGCGTATTGATATGCTCTATTTCGAAGGCTTGTACCTCGGTACTCAGACCGTATCACGCACCAATAACAACAAGGCGAATGTTTCTTACACATTCAACCTTGGCACAAAGGGGATTACAGTCACACAGAAGTGGGGTGAAAAGACCTCTACTCCTATTGCCGATATTAAGAAGTTGAAGGACGAGGCTCGCAAGAAGGGTCGTAAGATTCTTCGTATCCGTATGTCCGAAAACACATTCTATAAGATGTGCCAAGCAGATGAGATTAAGAATACCTTCCGTCTCAACCTCGGTACAATAGAGATTAACCCGAGCGTA